CAGCTCATAACCGCCCTCCGGGTCCGGTCGGGCAATGGCCGGAACCAGAACGCCATACTGCTTGATACTGTCAGCGGTCTCCATCATGGCTTCGTCATCCTTGACTTTGAATGGATGGTTCCTAAAGGGATGCAGTTCAGACAGCGGAATTTCCTGAATCTTTTCCAGCTTTGCATCCTGGCGGCCTTCTTCGGTGGAAAACAGATCATCTACCGAGGCCAGCTCTATTTTTTTCGCGCTGCTTTTCAAGTTTCAACACCTCCTTCGTCAGATTTTTGTAGCCCTCTGCCACCTTGCCACTGGGATCATGGGCAAAAATGCTTTTTCCCTCGGCGCTGATTTCCTTTGCCCGGACAGAATGGGGGATCTCTGTGCCGAATACTTTGATCTTGCTGCCATAGGTCTCCCGCAGGAGCGCGGAGATCTCTTTGGCAAAGTTGGTTCGGCTGTCCACCATCGTCAGCAGGATACCGTCTATCTGGAGCTTGGGGTTGATCTGCCGCTTTACCTTGTTTACCGTGGAGAGCAGCTGTTCCAGCCCTTTGGCGGGCAGATACTCCGCCTGAACGGGAATTATGATCCTGTTTGCAGCGGCCAGCGCATTGACTGTGAGCATCCCCAGGGAGGGCTGGCAGTCGATGAGGATATGGGAGTATTGTCCCTTCAGCGTATCCAGATATTGCCGCAAGATAGTCTCACGGCTCATGGCATTTACCAGAGATACCTCCATACCGGATAACTGGATGTCCGCAGGCATCAGGTCTACGCCCTCTGGGTGGTGCAGGATACCCTCGCCGGGACGAAGCGGCTCATCCATCAGGATACGACCCATAGCGTCCGACAGCGTAAAGGGTAGCTTGTCCGGTTGGGGATTGCCCAGGCTGATCGTCAGGCTTCCTTGCGGGTCTCCGTCAATCAGCAGGACTTTCTTTCCGGCCTGCGCCAAACCGATTCCAAGATTGGCACAGGTGGTGGTTTTGCCAACGCCGCCCTTCTGGTTGGCAATGGCAATGATTTGCGTGTTCATTGACTTCACCTCATTTCTAATTGTTTCTGTTGCTTCTGGAAATAGAAAAAGCCGCCACTCCAAAATAAAAAGTGAAGTGACGGCTCTTTCTATCGCCGGAATACGAGTTCCTGAAATGAAAAAAGCACCCAGTCATTTTATACTGAGTGCTGTATCAAATTCATATTCAATTATTCAAATTAGGTCAAACTATGTCAAACTGCCACAGACCAAAACGAGGGAACAAAGGGCTGAAAAGCGACCCCAAAACACCCCCAAAAATCGGCTCTCGGTTAACCACTTTGGGCACCACTTGACCCTCTTTTTGCCCTCTTTTTGGCCGGTTAACCACTTGCGGACCACTAAAAATTGGGTGAAAACGGTTCTCGTTTTTCCAAATTTGGTCAAACTATATCAGCCCGTTTAGATATAGTAAAACCCCGGAAAACCTTGATTTTCCGGGGTTTTTGAACCATTTTGATACGGTCTGAACAGCAGATTATCGCTTGCATAATTCCGACCCTTGAAAAATAAGGCTTTTCAAGGATTTTGTCAGTTACCCGTGTGTTACTCAAACCACTCGGAGAGTTCTCCCGTTGTTTTATTATAACACACCCGTCCGGAACTTACACCTCAATGATGCGAACATGCTCCGGCTGACCGGACAGGAAAATTCCGTCGATAGTCTCAAGCATTTTCTTTCCCTCTACTGTGTGAATTGCCTTGATATAATACGACTGTCCTCTCACTGCACGTCCGCAGATACTTTCATTGCCCCATGATGCAGAACGACGGAGATTCAGAGCACCATCACAATCAACGATCGCTCTTGTGGTCTTTTCCGGATAGATTGTGTCAGAATCGGACACCTGTTCCTCTGTTTTTCTTTCATCGTCTCCGGATGTCTCCTGCCCTGCTGCATCGTCTCCATCGCCGGAGGTCTGCTGTCCGTTCTCCTGCTCGCTATTTGCCCCATTCTGCCCGTTTTCCGGTTCTACTGGTGCATTTCCTCCAGTGCCTCCGTTTTCGTCGTCTGTGGACGCTCCTGCGTCGCCCTGCTGCCCCTCTGCATCCTTTTCATCGGTGAGGGTTGTTGCTGCTTTGAGTTCCTCTGCGGTCATCGTGCCGACCTTGTTCCCGTCTGCATTGTAAGTGTTCACGCTACCGTCGGGATTTGTCTCCAGTGCTCCCTCCGGAACATTGTCCGTGAGTGAGCCGATGACGTTTCCGTTTTCATCCCACACAACCAGTTCCTCGTTTTTTGCTGCTGCTTTCAACGCTCCCTCGATTGTCTTGTATTCCTTGCAGTCCTCTTTTTTGAACTCCGTTCCTTTGCCTAAATAGTATAACATGTTTTCGCCCTCCTCTGCTACTTTTTGAGATATTTGCTCGACGCAAATCCCACCACGTTTTTATATGCTACATACAACCACTTCACTCCGGACACATCCGTGTAATATCCATAACACTGACACGTCTCTCCGCTCTGCATTGTCGTCAAGACTTTCTTGTCTTTTCCTGTTCCTGCTCCCGACCGTAGATTCAACGCTCCTGCTCCCGTTACCTTGTACGTTCCTGCAAGGCTCTTGTTGAACCCTTTTGCGGTCTCCAGTTTCACGTTGCTATTGATTGGAACTGTCTGCGATGCACCTCCTCCGGATGCCTTTGCTCCATTGGTGAGGTTCGTCGCCACATGAGCACCATCGTTCAACAGAATGTCGCCCTCAAGCAAATACGCATCTGATGTCAGATATTTTTTATCTGTCAGCACCTCGAATCCTGCTGCCTTGAGTGCTGCCCGCAGGTTTCCGGTATAACATGCAGTGCTCACATTTTTCAGTTTCTCATTTTTCAGTCTATATCCTGCACCTTTTACAATTGCAGCAACACCGGACGAACAGTCAGCCTCGCACGGAACTGTGATTTGAGCAGGGTCGAAATTTGAATCCGCAAGGTTCGTCCAAAATGTTCCCCTGTGTGACTGACAATATCCGACCATATTGTTGACTGCTGCTGCCTTTGCCATCTGTGCAATGAGTTTTCTCGTTGCTGCATCCGGATGACGGAGAACGCATTTCCACGGTCTGTTATACCAGTTTATAACCTGCCACTCTGTTCCCGTCTGATCTCCGGCTTTTCCTCCGGAATATTTTCCTCTCTCGTCGTGTCCGCAATTTGAAATCATTTCTTTTCCTCCTTTTGTTTCTTATCTCCGGAATCATCTATCACTGACATAATGAATATAAAAGCCAGTATGAACGGAACTCCTATCCATATCACCGCCACCAATACCGACAAAATGAAAAATGTCAGTTTGACCATGATTCTGTCCTGTTTCGTTTCCTGTTCCTCGTAGTATTCCGGAAACAACTCTTTTCCCCGCTCCTCTTTTTCGGACTGCCTTTCAAGCATCCAAAAAATAACAAACGTCAAAACGAATGTAACTGCTGCCCCGATGATGTACACCGTCACCATCGTGCTCCAGTGCTGTGACATGAAAATCTCAATTTCACTCACTGCCCTCACCTGCCTCGTTCGCAATGAGTTTCTGCACCGCCTCATTGCTGTCAAGCATCGTTCTCATTTGCTCAAGAGCCTCGTCCACCATCATGCTGAACATGTCGAATGTGATGACCTTTGCAAGCCACTCAAACCTTGCCACAAACATGTCGTACACATACCGGAGTTTGAGTTTTCCTGTTCCTGCTCCCAGTTCCTTTTCTGCTTTTGTCACCGCATACAAGAGCCACTCTCTGACCTTGTTCAACTGCTTATCAGATGGCATTTTCACAAAAGAATAAATTGCGTACCCGATAGAGCCTCCCACTGCTGCTATTGCCACGATAACAAACCAATTTTCAACGATGAATTTCATCCCTGCACCTCCTCATTATTGTCTGCATTGATGTCATCCGGTTCGTTCTCGTGCTGTTTTCCTGTATCTTTCTTTGTAACCGTCTTTACTGACTTAATGAGTGCCATCGCACCGCCCTCCACTGACAGGAATCGAAATACATTCTCTGTCAATGTTGATGGTTCAGCACCCACTCTCACAAACACTATAATCGCCACAACTGTGTAGATAAATGCTGCAAGAATCATACAGATAACAACACGATTCATGAACTGACCGGAGACTTTGTTTTTCCGCTTTGCTGCCCGCTGTTCTATCCGGTACAATTTTCTTTTATGCCGGAAATACATGCGACGCTCTGCGTTCGTCATCCTGCTTTTGTTCACTTGTTGCCTCCTTTATGTGGTTGATTCTTGCCTGTTCCCGCCCTCCTGTTATTGGTCGGTCTTAATGTTCAAATTCATCCCGTCCAGTCTCTTGTGATACGATTTCAATGACTGCTCAACTATGAGAACCCTGTCGTGTAAATCCTGCACCTCTGCCCGTGTCTCTTTGTAGTCACGTTTGATGTCTTTGACATCGTCGGCAATGTTCTCCAGTTTTGTCATCATGAGTGTGTTCGCTGTCGCACGTTCCTCCGTCTCCTGCTCTGCATCCTTTTTGTCATTCCGCTTTTTATTGGAAATCCCGAAAAAGATTGCAAATGCGACGGAAATCCCGCTCAACAACAATGAGAGTTCAATCGTCACTCGGCTGCTCCTTTCCGAACGCTCCCACGTCGTCGGTGTCGCAGTATCGTCTCATGTGGTACTCAAGGACATCCAGTTTCCCGTCTGCCTCATTGACCATGTTCCGGAGTTCCTCTTTGACCCCCTCCTCCACTTTTGAGCGTTCAATCATTTCTTGCTGCTTTTTCACGATTCCGGACAACTCCTCCGTTATCTCGCACAACCGTGATATTATTTCAAGCGGTGTCATTTTGCCTCACCACCGGAATATTTTTCTCCCGTGATGTATTCATATTCCTCCGCTGAAATACTTCCTTTTGTGACACGCTCTGCGATCTGTTCCTCGGTGAGAGTGCCTTTCTTGTACATTCTTTTCAGACTTTCGACAAGCATTTTCATATTAAATCAACCCCTCCTCAATCAACTGTTGTGTGTATTCGTCGATGACTGCATCTTTCTGAAACTTTGTCACGGATTCAACGATTCCTGTTGTGTTGGATGCAACAACCTCCTGCATGAGCGTCAATCTGTCATATTCCTCCCGTGACATTTCACGCTCCTCTCGCTGCCATCCGGTGATTTTCTTTCCGTCTGCATCCTCTTTCGTTGCTTTCTTGATATTGCGTCTCTGATATACCGTTGTTGGTGACGCTGTTGTGTCGAACTCCTCCGGCTGTTCTGCCTCCGTTCCGAACACTTCTCTCCATTCTTTCATGTTTTTCTCGCTCCTTTCGCTTTGAATGTTTGCTAACTATTTTCTTTAATTTCTTAACATTCACATAAGGCTTGACCCTTTGCAGGTACATGTCGTATGTGTCTGTATTGCTCAAGTAACCCATGTATGACAGAATTGCGGTTGCATCGTACCATGTGATTTTCTCTTTCTTTGCGACACGGTTGACTTTCCGTGTGCAACTCAACATGATGCTTTCCCGCAGAATCGTCTTGTCGTGATAGAACTGGAATCCCATGAAATCGAGTGGTCTCCCTTTTCTCTTTCCGGTCTTTTTCTCTGTGTAATCGAACCGGAACACCTGCCAGTTTCCTTTCATCTGCAAGTTGAACTTTTCTCTCAAGAATCTCTCAATCTCCTGCTGCATCCTGTGGAGTTCCTTTTTGTTCTTTCCGAACACCACCATATCATCCATATACCGGATATAATGCACCGCTTTCAACTGTTCTTTGATGAAATGGTCGAGAGGCTGCAACATGAAATTTGACAACCACTGCGATGTGTAAAACCCTAAAGGCAACCCGACCTCGCTCCCGTCAATTATCAGTTCGAGGATGTACAACATTCTCTCGTCTCTGATTTTCTTCTTGAGCCACGCTTTCAAGACATCATGGTCAACACTCTCGAAAAAGTGTCGAATATCCATCTTGAGAACATATTTGCAGTTCTTTTTGTCTCGCTGAATCCACCTCTCGATGTACTTTTTCCCATAATGAGCACCCCTGTTCGGTACGCTCCCACACGAGAACTCATACATTCCTTTCATGAAAATGTCATAACACGCAGAGACGACAATGTGGTGAATCACCTGCTCATAATTGTATCGAGGTTTCTCAATCATTCTCACTTTTCTGCTCGTTCCCTCGTTGATGCAGACTTTCCCGTGTCTTGATGGTTTCCATGCCTTTTCCGGATGCGGTACGTCGTACCCCTCCGGTGCAGTGTTCTCAAGTTGCTCGACGACGTTCTTGACATGTCTCTGAATGTTGGTCGGCTCTAATATCACCGCAACGTCCGGACGCTCTGTCTTGCCCTTTGCTGCTTTATGAAATTTTTGCTCAACATTGCTATGTTCTAACATAGGCTTGTACAGGTTGTTGACGGATTTCTTTCCCATCTTTCTTATCACCTCAAGGTCTTTCTGATATTCTTACTCGACCCTGCCTGCATCGGTATCATTTCCACTGGTTAGGTGTATTTCAACACCCTGCGGTGTAGGAAAAAGGTGTGCTTTTGGTTAAATGCTCCATAATTTGATAAGATTGGCTCGCCACGATGTTCGTGTTCACGTTCGTCGCAGGGTTGTTCACATTCCAGTACGACAAACCGCACTTCGACCCGTTGCTACGGTTGCCACCGAACAGGGCAAGGACGCACACCGATTCCCCTGTCATGTCAAGGTCATCTTTTTGTCATGTCGGAGATTCTATCACAATTTTTTCTGTTTGTGTCGGATGTGCCTCCCGTTTCCATCATCGTGGAAAATCCCTGTCATGCCGGACACCTCGGAGGGTAAACCCTCCGAACCTCCCTTTTTATTGCGGGGGAGTATCTCCCCCGTTCCCCCTCGCTGCTTACGCAGCAGCAACAGGCGGTTTACAAGAAAGGCTCGCCACGAAGGCCGTGTACACGTTCGTCGCAGGGTGGTTCACAGTCCAGCACGACAAACCGCACCTCGACCCGTCGCTACGGTTGCCACCGAACAGGGCAACTGCAACGATCGTGTTGTTGAACCATAAGCCATCACATTCGTATGTGGTCTCACTTCCGGATGCAACGGTCGGGATTCTTCCGATGTCGGATGCCATCTCCATTCTTGAACAGTAACCTCCGGATGTTCCGGACGGTGTCAGTCCTGTGTTTGTGTACCCCTCACCTGTTGAGTTGTACGGAGGAACTGCTTTCACATGGTATACTCCATTGATAAGTAGCAGACCTCTCAACCGTTTCCAGTAGTTCGCAAAGAAGTTCTCGCAGTAGAATACTTTGACTGCCTGTGTGGTCGATGTATAGCCGAAAAACTGTCCTTTTCCGTTGAGTGTTCCGGTCTGCAAGAAATTGTCGGACTGGCTGTTTCCATTTCCGAACTTGCCTTGTGAGTTGGTGCTGCATGTAATCATCGTACACATTTCATACATGAGGTTGATTTCAGAAAATGACTGTTTATCCCATCTGTCACCGTTCTGCTTTGCTGCGGTCGTCTCCTGCTCGTCTGTCATGGACGCTGTCGGTGTGAGACCGGAGAGCGAACGCATCCGGTTGTTGACGACCGAACCCTCGTACATCGGGAAATATGTCACGGGCAGGACATTTCCGTCTGCGTCGGTGTGTGCGTATGCCTTGTATGTGTCATCGTACTGCTCCTCACAGAACACAACAAAATGATAATTGTTCTGTGTCCATCTTTTGACCCAAATCAGAGGAATCTCGGACATTGCATTTCCACCGTATGATGTTTTTGTGATGTCCGATGCTCCTCCGTTCAGCTTGAGAGCATGGTTTTCATGATTCAGTTCATAGTCAACCGTTCCGTCAGTTCTTACCATGACCGGACGGTTTTTCTTTACGAACCAAATATCTCCCCAGTCTCCATAATCGAACCCGCCTCCTGCGAAATTCATTCCTGCGGGTGTCATTCCAACCGCATCATAAAGATATTTGACACGGGTTGCCGGATTGCTGTCGAGGAGGTTGATTCTCATTCCGTATCTTTTCGGTTTTGCTTTTGCGTCCTCGATAATTTTCTTTGTGTTGGAAAGAATCTCCTGCGACGTGGATTCTTTCGCCATGAATATTCTGTCACCTGCTGCCATTATTCACTTGCCTCCTTTGTAATTTCTTCAAAATACAACGTACCGTTTGAGATACCCATTCGATACTTGATTTGTGTCGCATCGTCCTCCAGTTCGACAGTCGTTGCCAGTGCTTTCATTTCTGCAAGCAACTCCGTTCCCTTTTTGACCATGTCGTCATAGTACGTTTTTGCATCTTTGTCCATTCCGGTCTTGATTTCTCTGACCTCCTCGATGTCAAATGCGACAGGGAGGCTCATGAACTCGGTCGAACCGTTACCGATTCGGATGATTCTGTGACCGCTTGTCGTGGTTTCGAGACCCAGTTCTCCATCATCGAGAACCCTCTTGCTCTCCGTCCACTCTGCGGTTGTTCCCTTTTTCAGAGTGATTGTTGCTGTTGCCATTCTTTTTCACCTCTTTCTCAAATTGTGTGTGACGTTCCTGCGATGTACTTGTCATAATCGGTCGTGAACGGTGTTCCTCCCTTGACAAGCAGGAGGTCGGTTGATTTTGGTGTTCCTCCATCCACATTGATGTTGATGTCCGTCTCAAGTTCTCTGATGCGTTCATAATAGTCTTTGACTGCTGCCAGTATCGCATCAAGTCCGGACTGACTGATGATGATTTTGTTTGCCTCCTCGGTCGCTGTCAGACATTTCTTTGTCTGCTCGATTGCTGCCTCCATCGCCTCGACACATTTTGCGATCGCCTTTGCGGTGTCATCCTCTCTCCGGCTCTCTTTGATTTCTCTTGCCTTTTCAGCAGCCTCTCTCAACCGCTCCTGTGCCTGTCTGACCGCCTCTGCTGCATCAATGGTGTTCTGTGTGTCCTGTGCGATTTGCAGAGCCTCTCTCGCTGCTGCAATGGTATTCTCCAGTCTTGTGTATTCTCCGGAGTGAATGATTTCCGATTCATCCCGCTGTGACGGAAAAATCTCCATCTCAAACGTCGCACTCGTCAGTAATGCACCATTTTGATACAACTGCACCTCGCACAGTGCTGTTCCGTGAACCTGCAACATGCCTCTTGTGAGAGGAATGAGAGCCTCATTTCCGGACTTTTCTCCATCGTTGTGAACGTGTGTCTTGTCCGGTTTGGTCATGTTGATAATAACCTCCACATTGTCCGGTATCTCATACACGACACCGTCCTCCATGAGCATCACTCCGATGTACCGTGTTCCCATGTCCATCTGTTTCGCTGCAACTGCAAAATGCTGTGTGTCTCCATACAAATCCACTTTGATGTGTCTAATGATTTCCAATTTTCTCACCTCCTCATGACAATTCTTGCTCGGTTCTCTGAACCTCCTCAAATGACAGCCTTGTGTTTGCCAGTTCGACCTTGTTCTTTTCTTTCGTCAACGGGTATTCATAGAATTTCACAATCCTGTGGCTCTCACGGATTCCCGTTGACTTTGAGATCAGCAACACCGTGTCTCCCAGTGCTATACTGAACACCTCTTTGTACTGTTCTTTTTTCTCCTCGTCCTGCACCGCCTCAACAAGATTGATGATTTCTGCTGTGTACGACCTGTATGGTTTGGAAAGTTCGTCCAGTTTCGCCTCTGCATCCTCTTTCAGTGATTCCGCATCTGTGTATCTTTCATCTTTCCACGTCATCGTTTTCACTTTCTTTGAATACTGGTGATTCTCAACATAATTTTTCCCGTCGATATTCAGCATCAATCCATCTTTCCCTATTGGAATGAGCCTTGTTGCAAAGTCGTATGAGTTTGACTGTACCTGCAACCTCTTGAGGTTCAGACGTTCAATGAAATATGCTCCTCTGTCCTCTCCGTATTTCTCATATACCGAAATTCCCTTGTTCAGAGAATCGAACACCATCTCGCATCTGTACGTTGTGATTGCCTGTTGAGCGACATCCCATGCAGAACAGTTCTGCTCTATCCGGATTGTTCTCTTTTTGGAAACATCGCACCGGATGACTTTCCATCCAGTTCCGTCGATTGCCTCTGTCAGACATTCATCGACCGTCTTTTCCACGGTCTCAAATCCCTGCGGATATTGTTTGCCCTCCAGTTCCTCGACGTTCAATGTTCCGGTGCATTTGTACCATTCCCCGCTCGGTTCGACCTGCTTGATAACAAATTCGTCCGTGTCGGTTCTGATATATCCCTCCTCTTTGATGTCCGCTGCATACCTGTTTGTCTTTCGGAACTCGAATGTGATTTCCTTGTCTCCGGTCTTGAGAGTGCTTGTGATGCACGTTTCTTTTATTCCGGATAAAATACACACCTTTTCGTGTGAATCGTTGTACAAATCCATCTGACCGCCTCCTATAACCACATAGGTTTATACTGCAACGTGACAAGTGCGTTATTGTCAGAGAAAATGAGATGATGTTCCTTTTCCTGCCCTGTGGTGAGGTACGGAAATTCCATCAAGGACACGTCCTTGAACTTGTTCTCTCCGTCCATCGTTGCGAATCCTGTTTCTCCGTCAATGATGACGGTTGCTCCTCTTGGAATCGTGTCAATAGTAATTTCACCGCAGGAAAGACCGTTGATTCTTAACTGCTCAATGTACTCCGTTGCTGTGATTGTCAGTCTGCACGGTGTCGCCCTGTTTCCCTGTGCCTCAAATATCGCCTCATACACTCCCTGCCAGTTCAAACTCACCTCGTCGCTGAACCAGTACCCCGTGAATTTGAACTCTGCTGTGTACCGTGTTTTCGTTATTGTCTTGCTCAACGAGTTTCCCGTCATATATGCCTTAAAATGGCGACTGTACCCGTCCAGTGTAAGGACGACACCTTTCTGCAACTCTGCATTGAAATCACTGACATGTTTTTGAACCTCGTCTCTGTCTTTTCCTCTGAACAGGACTGTCACTGTCAGTCCGGACAATGGTGTGTATGTTTCGGATTCCGACGGTATCAATGCCCCGTCGAACATCTCCACCGTCACCCCCGTCTGTGGAGGCTCGAAATCAACTGTCAACTGCTTTGCATCGAATGACCGAATGTCTATGCTATCAATTTTCATGTCCTCACCTCCGTTTTTTCGTTGCTATTGCAAGATTATCACTGACCTTTTCGGTCGTTCTGCTTGCCACTTCATCTCCGTCAATATAGTTGTGAACCTCGATAAAAGCGTTCACATTCTGATTTATTGCTTTCAGTTTTCGGTCAAGCATTGAGTTCAATTCTGTGTAGAACTCCGCAAGTGGCAAGATTGCCTCTGCTCCTGCCTCTCCTCCAACCATGAGCCTTGTTCCGTTCATTCCGAATACTGTCGGACTTGTCATGATACCTCCTGTTTTGTACCATTCAACACCGAATGACGGTACAGACGGAGGGTTCAGACTGAACGAACCGGATATACTGAAATGTGGCATTTTCAAATGTGGCAATGACCACTCAAAATTGAAAAATCCCTTGATTCTGTCGATAGCGTTTGAGACCGCTGTCTTTGCGGATTCCATCTTTTCGCTGAATTTTGCTCGTATGCTCTCCATGACCGAACCGACCGTTGAAAGAGCACCGTTCAGTTTTGTCGAGAAAGATGACTTGATGCTGTCGAGTTTTCCACCTGTCAACGTGTTCGCTGTGGACATGAGTGAGTTCATCGTGTCCTTGATGCCTGTGAATGTAGCCGACACAATTCCTTTCATGCCCCCGCCTTTTTCGTTATAGGCAGATTTCATATTTTCCAGTTTTGTGGAAACATTGGTCTTTGCGGTCTCCATGAGATTTGTCGCTGTGTCCTTGATATTCGTGAACCTCGTTGACCATCCCTGTTTTACGCTCTCGACCTTGTTTGTAAAATCGTTCTTGAGTGACAGGAGTTTGTTGCTCGCATCTGTGTTCCACTGCTGCATCGTCGTTGAAATCGTCGATTTCATGTGAGACCATCCGGTTGACACATAGGACTGTATTCCGGAAATCTTCGTCGTGAAATCGGTTCTGATTTCCGTCAGTTTATTTGATGCGTTTGTTTTCCACTCGGTCATCTTGGATGTGACCGTCGTTTTCATATTCTCCCAACCCTCGGAGACTTTCGTCTTGATTTCCGATGTCTTTTCGGAGAATTTTGTCTTGATTTCTGTCAGTTTTCCTCCCGACAGATTATCAACGAACGTGAATCCGGCTGTGTAATAGCCTTTGATTCCCTCCCATCCTGCTGCAACTGCTCCTTTAATACCGCCCCCGTTTTCCTCATAGGCGGTTTTCATGTTCCCCAGTTTCTCCTTTGCGGTGTCAACTGCTGCCCCCATGAACTTTGTGACAGTATTTTTCACCGCCGAAAACGTCTTTGTCGCTGCTTGTCCGACCGCACTATTCGCAACCGAATCTTTTATCTCGTTCACCTTATTCGTGACCGCCTCTTTTGCTTTCGAGAACGCTCCCGTTATGGTTTCCTTGATTGCGTTGAATTTCTCCTTGACGTTACTCCACAACTCGGATAATTTTTCTTTGACCTTATCCCAGTTTTTATATAAAGCGATTCCTGCTGCGATCAGTCCTGCAATCAGTGTCACAATTAAAATAATCGGACACAGATTCATGACTGCATTGAGGGCGGTCTGTGCCACCGTCATTCCTCCAGTCACTCCGGTCGCTGTCGCTGTTGCTGCGGTATGTGCTGCCTCCGCTGCTGCCCCTGCTGTGTCTGCTGCTGTTCCTGCTGCGGTTGCTGCTGTCTTGGCTGTTATCTTTGCGATGATTCCTCCGACAAACGATGCAAACTGTTGACCTGTTTTCACCGTCGTCGATATTCCCTGTGCTACTTTTCCGAATCCGATTGCTAAAGGACCCACCGCAGCCACCACGAGACCGACCTTGATGATTGTCTGCTGTTGCCCCTCGTCAAGAGAGGTGAACCACTTTGTCAGTTCTTGAATCTTTGTCGTCACCTTTTCGATGACTGGTGCTGCTGCGGTCTGTGCTGTTGTCGCCAGTGTTGACAATGCCAGTTTTGCATTGTTCATCGCTATTGTTGCATTATCAATCGGGTCGAGTGTTCCGTTGTATGTGTCCTCGACCGTCGTTCCATATTCCGACATTGAGGATGACAGGCTTGTGAGGTCAATTCTGTTCTCTCGGATTGCTGTCGCCATTTCCGCAGCACCCTTTTTTCCGAACAGTTCTGTCGCAATCTGTAAAGCCTCTGTGTCCGTCTTTGCGTTCTTAATGCTGCCGATTGTCTCCTCCAGTGCGACATCCATTGACTTTCCCTCGGCTGTTGCGTTCTGCAATGCCTTTTTCAGTCCTGCCAGTGCTGTCGTAGAATCAACACCGTTCGCATCGAATTGAGCCATCAAATTGATTGCTTGTGGTAATGACAACCCCATCTCTTTGAACGCTGAATTGTTATCCAGTACATAACTTTCGAGTTTGTCAACGGAAATTCCTGTCTCCTGTGCTTTTGATGTCAGCAATCCCAACAGATTCCCCGTCTGTGACGTGTCTATATTCCACGCTTTCATGATTTTGTCCACTTGGTCAACAGACTGTGTCACATTCGTTCCGTTTATGCTCGAAAACTGAATGAATTGCGTTGACAGGCTCTCCAGTTCCTCTCCTGTCGAATGAAATCTCGTGTTTACTTCACCGATAGCCTCTCCGACCGTTGACATGTCCTCCGGCATACTTCCGAAAACATTGTCCGCAGATGCGGTCAATCCCTCCAGTGCCTCTCCGGTTGCTCCGGTCTTTGTCACTATCGTGTCATATCCCTCGTCGAGTTCCTTAAACGCTGCGATTGATGCTGCTCCTATTGCAGCAATTCCCGCAGAAACGACAGACATTTTCTTTCCGAAACTCTCCATCTTTTGTCCTGCTTTGTCACAACCGCTTGCAAATTCATTCAGTTTATGATTTTTCAGTTCCTTGTTTACTTTTTCGAGTTCAGATTCCATCTCGACGAGTGATGCTTTTGATGCGTTCGTCTTTGTGGTCTGATTTGCAAGAGCAGTCTCCGTCTTTCCGATTGCTGTCTCGTTTGCCTTAAATTCCTGCTCCAGTTTGTCGAGTTCCTCTTTCAGTGCCTTTGACTGCTCTGAATTTGCTCCGGTCGCCTTTGTTGAATCCTCATAGGCTTTCTTTGCTGCCTCGACCTTTGTTTTCAATTCCTCCTGCTTTGTCTTTTGGTCTGAAAGTTTCTGTGTGAGTTTTGCTTGTTGCTCACTGTTTAATTGAACGATATTCTTTTGCAGAGTGATTTTTTGAGTGAGGCTCTCGGCTTTCGCCTTGAGTTGGTCTGCTGCCGAACCGAACGCTTTTGCTTGCGTCTGTGCCAGTTTGAACTCACTGGATAACACTTTCATCTGTGACGCAGCGGATTTCATTTGTGACTGATAATCAGACGAATTTGCTGAAATCTTCACGCTTGTATGTGCCATCGGTTCTCCTCCTCTCTACTACAATATATTTATGGTTAATATCCCTTACAGCCAGTAAGGAATTATCCATCTTGTTGCTTAAGCTGTTAGAATGTAGGTAGCAATTGGATATCTTCTCCTTTCTTGGACTTCGCGTCCGTAACACAGACTGATAACCAGCTCCTCATTCGCAGCGTTCGTTTTATGCAGGTTGAATCACCTCAGGTGCATTCGTGTCACACCACAGTAGATTGAATAGGCAATGAGTAAAACTGGTACTTATCCATTGCAATAATCTTAAGGAGTGACAAATTTATGAACGCAGTAGGTATCGATGTTTCAAAAGGTAAAAGTATGGTTGCTATTATGCGGCCTTTTGGCGAAATTGTTTCCACACCCTTTGAAATTAAACACACATCCAGTGACATCAATTCGCTTGTAAAACTTATCAAGTCTATCGAAGGTGAGTCCCGAATTGTAATGGAGCATACCGGACGCTATTACGAAGTCCTTGCCCATCAACTTTCCGAAGCAAATCTTTTCGTTAGTGCCATTAACCCAAAGCTTATCAAGGATTTTGATAACGATTCCCTTCGTAAAGTCAAAACAGATAAAGCTGACTCTGTTAAAATTGCCCGATATGCACTTGACAAGTGGCAAAATCTGAAACAGTATAGCGTTATGGATGAATTACGCAATCAACTCAAAACCATGAACCGTCAGTTTGGCTTTTACATGAAGCACAAGACGGCTATGAAGAATAACCTTATCGGCATCCTTGACCAAACCTATCCTGGTGTTAATACTTATTTTGACAGTCCTGCACGTAGTGACGGCAGCCAGAAATGGGTCGATTTTGCATCTACATACTGGCATGTAGACTGTGTCCGTAAAATGTCCATAAACGCTTTTATTGATCACTATGAAAACTGGTGCAAACGCAAGAAGTACAACTTCAGCAAGTCAAAAGCTGAAGAAATCTATGGAAAAGCAAAGGAGCTTGTTCCTGTACTTCCTAAGGATGACATTACAAAGCTTATTATCAAGCAGGCAGTTGACCAACTTAACAGTGCTTCTATTACTGTTGAGTCGCTACGCACTCTCATGAACGAAACTGCATCCAAGCTTCCGGAGTATCCCGTTGTTATGGCAATGAAAGGGGTTGGAACGTCACTCGGTCCTCAACTGATGGCTGAGATTGGTGATGTTTCCCGTTTCACTCACAAGGGTGCCATTACTGCTTTTGCCGGTGTAGACCCTGGTGTTAACGAATCCGGCTCTTATGAACAGAAAAGTGTTCCAACTTCAAAACGAGGTTCTTCTGACCTCAGGAAAACACTATTTCAGGTAATGGATGTCTTAATCAAAACACATCCACAAGATGATCCTGTGTATCAGTTCTTAGACAAAAAACGGGCTCAAAAGAAACCGTATTATGTCTATATGACTGCCGGTGCTAACAAGTTTCTACGCATCTACTATGGACGAGTGAAAGAATATCTTGCATCTCTTCCAGAATCTTAATTATCTACTATACCTTTCAGACCAGCACTGGTGTGGTGGTCTTGTTTTGATGTCTAATTTTCAACCTGTATAAAATTTTCAAAGTTCTTTCATTTTAGCCTTGACTTTTTATTTGCAGGCTGTGTTTTTTTCGTATAAAATTTATTACTTGCAAAATTTTATACATAACCACAGTCCATCTATCTTACTCAAAGGATAACTTATTCCTCGATAAATTACTCGCCATTTCTTGCATTTTTTTATATTTTCGCCATTTTTTGCCTGCTATTAAAACAAAACAGATAAAAAGGACGCAGGATTTTACTCCCACGCCCCCCTAAACTTATCTGGCTTTATCTTCCCTGACTTTTATCAAATACAGAATTCTAATAAATTATTTGTACTATTTCAATTTATCCTCAACAGCTTTAACAATATTATCCAAATAGTCAAATCTATTTGCAATTATATCCTGCTCTACAAACTTTATTTTATAATGTTTTTGCAATTCAAAGAAAAGTACAATTAAATCCCTCGGCATTAATCCATTTCTAGGATCAAGAAGGCTAATCGTTTCATCTATATGTATACCAGTACTTTCCAATGCAAATTGTTTTATCCACAACTTTATATCTTCTCTCATGCAGTTTTATCCACCTCCCTAGAACTGCTCAAACATTGAATATTTTTTTAATCTTGCTTCAATTTTATTAAACCATCTTTCATCTTTTAAATCATCAGCATTAAAAAAATTTTTACTTTTGGGCAAAGCATTCATTTGTACATATACATATTTCAATTCACTTGAATACAAAGAATTTGAAACTATAGAAAAATTAGAAACAAAAAAGTCATCTATGTCTACATTATATCTATATTTACAAACATTTTTCATTTCCGTCTCAAACTGATCACTATATTCCCCGCTCAATAAATTAAGTATACAATAATCAACATCTACCGCCTGATATATTTCATATGCCCTTATTCCAAATGAAAAAAGATGTTTTTTGTTTAATGGTAATATTGGTTCTGGTACGCCAATTATAATAATATCCGGTTTTTCTTTATCTTCGACTTTTTTTACAAACTCATTAAATCTTAATATGGTTTCTTCACCTGAAAACCTATTATTATACATAAAATCCGGAATTGAATAAAACCCCATTATATTACTTATCTTTTTTGTTCCGATTTGAGCTACTTTATATCCTTTTTTCAGAAACATTTCTCTTAAATAAAGCTGAACATCAAATTTAGATACATTATATCCAACCCCCATGACGCTAATAATTGGCACTTCTATTTCCTGCTTATTCTTATGTACTATACTATCAATTACAATTTCATTACCTTTGCAAATTTCTATCCTTTTTTGAGAATGTTTGCTATATAAAATTTCATCATAAATTCCTGTTGCCAAAATGATCCTGATATTTTTTTCTAAAAAAACTTTTATTGCATTATCGTATTCTTCATAACTTACCATATTGCTATCTACAATTATGACTTTATCAAAATCAACTTCCTGCATACTCATTATATTTGCCATTGAATATATCATAGAAATGCTACTGTTATAGACTTCCGATACTTTTCCTCCCGGTACTATATATGATATATCACTTTTCAACAAATTTTCGCTTACTTTGCTCAAATATAAATTATCTAACGTATACGGATAAACAGCGTACTTCATACTAAGCCTCCTCAAATTTACACCCATATTTTTTCAATATAATATAGTCTTTTATTGTTCCTTCTACACCTGCTCTTGTCTGTTGACACCATTTTAACCGAGCTTCTGCATTAATCCTTCCATCTTCCTGCGCTTTAGAAATACATTGGTAACACATCTTATAGCACCAGCACTCTATACATTGTCTGCTTGTCACATCTGCTACATTAAGTATTTTAATAGCATTATCAATATTTATACCTTGCTGTAAATCGCCAATGCATAATTCTTCTGATGTTTCATCTACTCTCTCACAAGGAAAAAATTTTCCATCTGCCGTAACAAAAAAACGTTGAATTCCTGGCAGGCATTGCCCTCCAGGACTTATTATATCTTCATACCCTTCTACACCTATGTATCTTTCACACATAGCCTGTTTAATTGAAGCAATTTCGCTCTCATACAAAGTGGGTTTATATTCACTAAAAAGATCACTATCACATGCATACAAGAAAACTTTAAAAACTTCATAATTAGAAATTGCATTTAGTTCCGGATCAAAATCTAAGATTTCCTTTCTATTAACGGGATTGATAAATGTCCCATTTACATTTAATCCTTTTACTGTATCATAATTTAAAAAAAATTCATTTGTACAAGATACATTTTGCTTTAAATCTATCACTGCATTAAAAGAAATTTTTTTATCGAAAAAAGGATACTTCTCTCTAATCAAAGCTATATTTTCCATAATTAAGTCAAATGTCCCTTTATTGCTATTGGCAAATATACGATTTTTATTATGAATATTTCGCGGACCATCCAAGCTGATTGTAATATTAAAATCATTTTGAACCAAAAAGTCTGCAATATCCATATTCAGTAAAGTGGCATTTGTTGTCATATTAAAGTTTACCTTTTTTTCACCGAAAACTTCCTTTGCATACGATACTGCCTTTTTAATCAATTCAATTTCCAATAAAGGTTCTCCACCATAAAATCCTATTGATACCTCATTGCAATTTAACGAATGTGCTGCCAAAAAGTCTATTGTTTTTACCGCTGTTTCAAAAGACATTCTTTTATTCGTATGGACACGATTAATATAACTTCCTGAATAAACACAATATTCACATCTCAAATTACAATTTTGTGTAACTTGCAAAATCACATTACCCATATTATACATATACAGGTCTTTTAAAGTATCTGTTTCATAATGTTTTATTGAACTAATTTTCTTTTTTTCTGTTAAGAAACCCTGTTCCATAAGAAAACTAATATCTTCTTCAATGTCTGCTGTAATTTCTTTTTCATCTTCTTTTCCCCATAATGAAAAAAATTCATACAATTCATATGGAATAGTAACAACTGCATTTATATTCACATCATATAAGTAATATTTTTTATGTTCAACAAAAATATGTATGTTAGGTTTTTTAATCTTCATTATTACATTCCTCTCCTCGACAAGAAAGCCTTGTACGAAAAATTAAATTCGACAAGGCTTTCCCGCTGTATACTTGGCATCAGTTATTCAATAATAAAATAGGTCCCCTGTTGGTCACGCCAGTTGTATTATACTGAGCGTCATTAGCGATCTGTGTACCGTTCGCTTCCCCGATAGAATGACAGTTCTGGCACTTACATACGCAGAAACAAGTACATGAACAAGAAGCATATGCCATAAATGTTCCTTTTTCAGTCTTTGTTTTCTTCCCTAATTTCATATGGAACTCCTCCTTTCTTCAAAATTATAGAAATTGATACTATGCATATGTATCAAAACCTACCTTATTTTTAGTTGTCGCATCTATAGCAATCATATTTTCTGTTTTTTTATCTTCTTTTTCTTTATCCTCTTTCATTCTCTCCAGCCATTTGTCAATTTCTGAATCCGTACCAGTCTCTCCAAAAATGCCACAGGTTGTCATTTCGGTTCCATTATTCGTAAACTTAAACTCCACTGATATCAGTTTACTACCATGACTTATTGCCGCCTTCTGTGCATTTCGTATAACATCTGGCATAATTGCTAAATTTTCCTCAAGCCATTTCGCAGTTTTTTCATCTCCACATGCCTTTTGCATTACACTTCTGTCAATCAATACAGAAGCATTTTTGCATGGAGTCAAACATTTATACTTGTTAGTCAAATACTTTGAATAGTCTGATACATTTTTAAACTTATTGGCTGAATTCATAGTGTATCCTGCATAATAATTCTTTTCACTATTCTTTGATGGCTTTACATTTTCATTTTTTACATTTCCGTATGTGTATGTATTGGCATACGATGATACTCCATTAATTCCCATACTGCATCTCTCCTTTCTATTTAGCCTTGATTTTTTATTTGCAGGCTATTGGGTTTTGTTCGATACGCTTACTGCCATTGTAAAATTTGCCTCATAAGAAGCTACTGCCTGACTTATTGTGACAGTCTTAGCAGACGAACTACTCTCAGCCACCAATCGAGTTCTGGCATCCTGAGCGGATAACCTTTTATTTTGCG